AGGGAGTTTTGACTAAGCTCCCCACTTAGGATCCTTTGTGGTTTGAACAACCCAAACCGGTTCTAAGCCGTAGTCTACACCCGTAATTCGGGTAGCCTATCTCATTCATCGATGAAGCATGAGCCAACGTTAGTAAGCCCATACTATCGTAACGTGAGAGAGCTATAAGTGATTATCGTTCTCCCTGGAGGAGGGGATACTGGATTCACTGTTATGTACTGCTGAAGTACTTGCACCCGGTTATGTTGGGAATCACCAACGTTTCCGGTCCCTGCAAGGGTGGATCTAAGTGACCTTCTCTTTGGCCGGTCTGGCCATCAATAAGATCGAACCTTAAATCGCCTCTTAAGGACGGAGAGAAAACTCTCTTTCGGTCGACGGTTGATGTATCCACAGGGTCATGTGACTCATGTGAATTACAAGTACGATAACGCTTGCTCGATGAGTGGGTGAATGTCGCTGGGATCCTCTTAGGGGGTGAAAAGACACATACAATGGCATGACCTGCTCCATGGGTGAATCACCCGTTTAGAGAGGTTTTACCGTTTATATCTCTTATCACATACTTTAAGGACCCTTATGGCGACGCTTGATAAATATTCTGTCAACTGACTTTGGAACGATGATCCCCTTAAATGGGTAGTGTCAATCCTCGGGCCTTGGAGTTGGAAACTCCCCGCCTTAGATATTATCTATCCCGGTTACATGTCCGTTAGCCATTAACTATTAAACAAATATCATGCGTGCCACATTAGTTCTATTACAGAACCCGCGACACATCCTTTTCATGGATATTGACCCAAACCGAGCTCAGGGTTGTTTCGTGGTCTTAGACCCGATAGACCGGAGCCATCTATTGTATCTATCTGAACGAGCATATCTTGATTATTCAAGAGTTGCTTTGTCCAACGATAGTTCATTAGTGGTCCTAAGTCGTCCTGGAGACGATGTAGCGGGTTTACAGGAGCAACGGCGGTCATCTCAGGGGCCCTCTAGCTCTCCGGATAAAACCGGAAAAGGTTCAAGGGTTGAGAATTCTCGCTCAATTCCTGGATCACAATCTGACATGCATAATCCATCTTACGTCGGCCATCGGAGTCCCTTATTCTATGATGAATTAGGGGTATCCGAAGTTGCGTTACGTAGTGTGTATGGGTTAGATATCGATCGGATAACTACCGAAGATCTGAAAAGCTTCGTTAGAGACTTCCTCGATGTTGATCCTTTGATAAGAGTGAAAACTCTTACTCAAAAGGCTACCGGCTGGTTTAGCCGATGGCGTATACCACTAAGTAGCGATCGGGAAACGGGATTACTGGTCGGAACGGAGAGAAATCTCCTGCTCATCCTAAGACATTGGGGATCACTCCTCTTTGTCCGGATGGGTTTCCAACTGTCATCTTTGTCTCTACGATTTTCTCTATTACAGATCTCGCGACATATCTCTCTTATTGCCCGGTCCCAAGGAACACTATCAGCAATCCTTCGTATGAAGGTTGCTCTTCATGTTATTTGGGGATATCTAGGAGGTCAGCGTGTCTTAGACACGCGACATCTTGGATTTCCGGTTCAGTTATCACATGGTCTTCCTTCTTTTATCCCTTATCGGGTGCGACAAGCAATTCGGGATGGTAACATCCCTACAATTCGCTTCGTCACATCTTTACTATACTCTTATCGAGCAATTCAAGCTGAATGGAAGACACCGTCGTTCGATACTATTGTTAATAGTCCTTTTTCGAAACCAATTAATCACTTCGTAAGTTCCCTTCCATCATATACACGATGGATTGAATCTTTCGGAGTGAAGGTGCGTTTTCCGGAATTGAATCCGGATACCTCACCTTTTTCGGTTAAGACAGGGGCTAATTATCATGTAGCACCGTTATCGGCGGCTGCGGACCTGAAGGCTTGGATAAGTGTACCTGTGAACCATGTCTTGAATTTTATTCAAGCCACGGGTCAAGTTACTCTGCAACGGGTGTGGTCGGAAATAGTAGAGGAGGTCTCTTTTCGAGATCTTACACATATCTATAAACGGACACACTTCCGGCTCGGTAAACTGGCTCTTAAACAAGAGGCCGCAGGGAAAACACGTGTCTTTGCGATCACCGATTGGTGGACTCAATGTGCATTGCGTTCTCTCCATGATCACTTGTTTCAGCT